ACACTTAAGAATACATGTTTTGAGGATTTGTGATAAAATTTGTCGTGCTTATGTAGGATGGAGCGCACAATGTATCGGTCACCATCTTTCATTACCACTATCGCATCTACGACATGCATCAAACTAACAATAAGTGATTGCAAAATGTTATAAAAATACATAAAGCCAGTTTCGATTTTTTCATTATAAGAGCAATCTGGATTCAAGTCAGTAGACATCATCTGATAATTTTCAATATGAATAAACCGGGTTCCTTTGAATAAATGATTATTCTTGATTAACATATGGGTAGATACCCAATGTTTTTGAAACGGCTCTACTTTATAACTCTCTACGAAACCTCTGAAAAGTTTACTATAATGTACGGTCAGGTCAGATATATCGCGAACAATTGGGAAATTCGTATATGCATATTGATACCCATCGCATATATACATTTGCGTAGTCACGTAGACATCAAACATTTTTAACAAACATGACGATACTTTTTCATTTGTGCTTAGATGGTCATACATGTTTGAAACATATGTGCGTACCAAAATATTACCGACAGTCAATACTGTATTTATTCCTGTCAAAATCTTCTGAATAAATTCCATATAAAAAATAATAACGAATATTCATTTATATTATTTCATCAATGAATAAAATAAGAAAATATCCACATAGTATAAATATAAAAGATAGTTATGTTTGAAAGAGGGTTATTTGTATTTCGTCGCGATTTGCGCGTAGTGGATAATATAGGATTAAATCAAGCATGGAAACAATGTAAGAAAGTGTATGTATGTTTTATTTTTACACCCGAACAAGTCGTAAATAACCAATTCAAATCAAATAATGCTGTTCAATTCATGATAGAAAGTTTAGATGAATTACGAAAACAAGTCAGGTCAAAAGGAGGCGAATTGTATACTTTTTATGGAAAACAAGACAAAGTGATTTCCAATCTAATAGAAGAACTGAATATCGATTCTATATTTTTTAACAAAGATTATAGCCCATATGCGTTGAAACGAGATAACGCAATCCAGAACGTATGTAACCAAACAGACGTCGAATGCAATATACACGAAGACTATTATTTGTATGAACCCGGAACAGTGATTACAACCACTGGAGATGCTTATAAAAAATATACCCCTTTTTACCGGACTGTCATCGACCTACCAGTTTCACCTGTAGAAAAAGAAGTAAACAAGTCTATTTCAAAAACAACTAAGAAACTATCGAATACAATCTCGTTATCGGACGCGTTTAATCGTTTTACTAAGATAAATAAAGATATATTGGTCCATGGAGGGAGAACAAATGGAGTCAAGTTTCTACAAAATGCGGTGGAACAACAAAAAGAGTATATAAATACACGTGATTTCTTCGAAGGAAAAAAGAAAACATCCCATTTATCGGCGTATATCAAATTTGGATGTGTTTCTATTCGTGAAGTGTATTTTGCATTTAAAAAGAGATACGGAAAAGAACACGGTTTGATTAGTGAATTGATTTGGCGTGAATTTTTTGCACACGTTTTATACGCGTATCCAGAAGTAGTCGGTCAATCTTATCAAGAAAAGTATAGATGCGTTGATTGGTCAAAGAACCAACAGCATATACAAAAATGGAAAGACGGAAAAACTGGTATTCCATTAGTAGATGCTGCTATGAGAGAAATGAATACAACCGGATATATGCATAATAGGGGACGAATGACCGCGGCGAGTGTGCTAATTAAAACCCTACTGATTGATTGGCAAGTTGGCGAAAAATACTTTGCACAGAAACTGACCGATTATGATATTGCATCAAATAACGGAAACTGGCAGGGAATCAGTGGAACTGGCGTTGATATGAAACCCTATTTCCGCGACATGAATCCTTGGATTCAAAGTAAGAAATTCGACGAAAACGCAGAATATATCAAGAAATGGATACCCGAATTGCGTGATGTCCCAGCAAAAGATATTCATTTATGGTATGAAAAATGTAAGGAAGTACAGCACAAAGATATTTCGTATCCTTGTCCTATTGTAGATTATTCAAAACAAAAAGAAAAAATGATGTCTATGTACAAAAACGCCAAACATAACGAGTGTGATTAATATACAGTCATCTTCTCATGACCAAACCGCAGTTTGAGGTCAACGTAAATACCATCAATGACACCAGCATCAATCAAGTTACGAATGAAGGAGACATCTTCACTTGTACCCTCCCAAATAGATTGACCCTCCGGACCCTTCTTTTCAAATTTGGTAATGTCGCGAAAAAACCAAGGGTATTTCACACGGTCATCCTCAAGAATTCCATATGGAATCGCCATACAACCCATTCCTGCGTAACCACACTTAACCACGTATTTTTCGGGGGCATCAGTTTTCACGAGTTCCTCGGCGTCCTTCGTACCTATAAACTGAAAATGTCCGTTCTTTACATAAAATTCTTCGTCCCACTTTTCGATACATGCCATTTGCTGTCCTCCGTCCATCGCATACGTACCAGAAACTATTTTATTTTTATTTGCTAGACATCTTTTAATGAGTACATGAAGCATATCACCAGAAAATACCATATCGCTATCCAAAAAGAAGATAACATCGTATTTCAACTCCCCGTCGAAAGGCTTCTGATCGGGTCCTCGCATAACATCTGCACCCAAACAAAGAGTGCGGGCAAAATTTACCTGCGAACTATATGCATTCGCAAGAGCAATATCGTAATGCTCCGCCAAAGACATGACCGCGCCCGTCCAGCATTTCAAAAAACGTCCAGAAAAGTTATTTCCTGGGATACACACTACCACAGTGGGCTTCTTTTTCTCAGCGGGGGTGTCAACCAATTTATTTCCCATAGCACTATCCATAAAGTAATAACTAATAGTAAGGTTATTATTTTATATTTGTTTATAAATGTATTTACAGGTCAAGTGAGATAATATTCTTCTCTGAACCGTTTTTACGTTTGTTCCTCTTCGGCATATTGTTATTTTGAATATCCTTCAACGAAGAAATGGACATAAGGGAATCATCGTCTCTTTTCGGCTCACTGTGAATGTTCACCGTGCGCGTTTTCAATCCAGACAAGATATTATCAATATCGGGGTTTTGTGGTCCCTTCATCTCCTGGCGCTTAGGTTGACTGGGTGTTTGTTTAAGTTCACTCGCGGGTTCTAGTCTTACACCGTCTTCTTTAAACATAGCACCTCTACTGGCATTGATATCTGGACGATTGTTCGGAGCAGTTCCACTCATTCCTGGTCTAGGAGGAGGAGGAATATTTTGAGTTTTCATTGGTGCCGGGGGAGGAGCTCCAGTAGGACGACTGTTGTCTTGCATGAAGTTGTTGGCCATAGAAAATCCAGGAGATTCTTGAGACATACTATTTACAGTTGCGTTGGTAAACATCTTCATTAACTCAGGACTCTGTTTGATCACATCATTAAATGCTGGTGTAGCGGTAGAAAGGGCTTTGTTTGAAAAATTCAATACAGCAGCACTAAAACCTAGACGTAACATCAATGAAATCTCTGGTGCCATTTTACCCCCCTTATATTTATCGTGTAGCTCAGCAAAAATATCTTCGTAACTGTCCAAGTCCTCGCTAACTTGTTCACCCCAACCATCCAGGTTCAAATCAAATGGATTGAAAATCGCATTTCCATATTCAAGAGAATTAATCGCGGTCATAAACCACCATCCTTGAAGTTTGATACTATCTTTTCGTCGTTTCTCTTCCATTGCGCCTTCATATTCATCTTCAATTTCATCAAATGATGATTCCATGGTGAAATTACCTGAGTCTTTCAACATACCTTTGTCTTTCCACTCGTCTAACTTCTTCAACATGAGACGCTTCTTCCTTCGCTTTTCACGCTCACTCAAGTTGGTAGATGGTCTAAACTCCTGGTTTGTTGGAACTTCATTTGCTTTCATGAACCCATCCCAGGTCTTAGTAGAACCCATCATACCAGACGTTGCTTCCCCTAAATTCGCTTCATTCAAATCGTCCAATGGTACTCCAGGTAACCCTGATGTATCTTCTTTCACAACACTCGGTGTATTATTGGAACCGAAATAACCAGAAAACATATTTCCACTGTCTCCCTTTGTTTCGGCATCATTATTTCCAGAAAGTTCATTTAATTCATTTTCCAGATCATCCAATTCTCCTAAATCCAAATTCGCAATATTGGTAGTCTTCTTTTTGTCATTCATTAGTAATTCAATTCCACCACCGAAATTTACGGAAGGGGTATTTTCCTGTCGCTTTAGGTCCAAACTAATGGGTTCGAGATTTGACGATCCAATATCAATAACTTCTTCCATGTCTTATGTTAATGAAACACTATTTATTTTTAAATCATCCGCATAAGTTATTATATTTCGATTTTTGAAGTACCATAAACCTTGCAAGAAAGCATCTGCTAAGTCATCTTGTTTATCTTTCTGTAAGGCATTCGACCAATTCTGAAAATTCAATTCAATAATACGAGAACAATAATAGATACTATCCTTTTTATGTTCTTTATAATTGGGGTTTTGTATAACTGCTCCAGTGGGGTTATTTTTTTTGGGACTATGGTTGTTTATATCTGGGAACTGTTTCAATTTGTTTGCAGATGAGATAAATTCAATGGTGCAGTTATCATTTCTCATAATGAAATACTGAGCAAGCATACCTTGAATGGTCTTCATTCTATTTGCGATAGGAGATATTTGATTTTCAATAATTATATGTGTAACCTCGGGTAAAATACTCACTTTATCTAATAAGTGTTTCATTGCTTTTCCTACTACGACTAGATCGACTTGCGATGCGTTTTTGGTTTTCTTGTACGTGATTTTATCCAAACAATTTTGTTCTAAATATGCTTGTACTTCATTTAACATAATGGTTTTGCTACGTTTTGTATCTTTGTCTAAAAATAAAAAATGTCGATTTCCCCATTTGAGAACATCGTCGACTTTTTGCTTTTTAATGTGTGTAAACTGATTTTCTTTTATAGGCAATAAAAATTTACTTGATTTTGCGTGGGTTTCGCAATAACAGTTATTTTCTTTTCTATATTTTGCGTTTTTTCCACATATTTTATTTGATTGTTTTCGACTATTCACCGTTGCATTGCAAGTTTCTTTTACGACAGTATTCTCTTCGTTTAAATTCAATACTTCCCAATCCAGAATGTCTATACCACTAGAGCAATCGAATATGCAATATGCCATGTTTTTGATACCAACATCAAAGCTGATTGTTTTCATTCGTAACTGTATGAATAAAAATATATATTTTTGTATATATTTTTGTTAAAATGATAAATTTATCTGCGCAATAATTCATCTTGTGTTATCACAGGCGAAATCTGACGACTATCAAGTTGTTCTCTGGATAAGTAAGTGGTTTTCAAGTCACTCTCAACATGACCAGTCGGTTTGGTCTCATCCAATACACTTTTAAAGGAATAAGGATAGTTGGAAAATCCTTGGACCTCGTTAGATTGAATATTGGGCTGTTGAGAACTCTTCAAGTTATAACCAGTGTCGTTAGCGGACTCAGCAAACTCTTTTGTCATCATATTATCAGCATTCTTAGTTAAATATTGACGATATTCCCAATTGGACTTGATATTGTTTTGTTCCTTGTTCTCTTTATTCATGTGAGATTCAGGTTGCCACGAGGACACGACGGAACGGCCATCGTTCATCATGGGAGGAAAATTGCTGTATTGGTTGTTTGTAGAGTATCCATCATACGAGAGTTGTTTGACTTCTTTTTTGGATTCTTGCTTATTTGCTTTGAAAAACGAAAACATTATTATAATAAAAGATGATATTTTCTTGTATCAAAATAACTCTATTCTAATTCTTTTAATAAATCCAACAATTCCGTCTTTTTTAGCTTGCTTGGATTTGTGCTTAAACCTTTATCGATGACCAGGGCTTTCAACGCTGAATTTGTCATCGATTTATATGCATCCATATTCGATTCATCATATTCATGTACTTCATCATTTTCTAAAGTAGTTTCCACCTTATCAATTTTGATAGAATTGTTATCGTCGATATCTAACAATAATGATTGCATTGTATCGGGTGAAGGAGATTCCTCGGGATTGATTTCATTCTCTAATTCTACAACCCGATTTTCGGGTTCTAATTCTTCTTCTAAATCTTCTTCAGATGAATAACTCGATTCATCATCGGTTTCATATTCACTTTCTTCTTCGTCTTCTTGTCTAGAATGGTCGTTATAAACTTCTTCATTTGTACTAGTGGTAATATTCACCGGAACACCACCTCCCAGAGTGATATTTTGTTGACGTCGCAATAAATTTAGTTCTTGTACAATATTGTTCATAATTTCAAACATCGTATCGCATCGCTGTTCCATAGTGGTAACTCTGTTCTTAAAATGATAAACCACAAGTAAAATGAGTAAAAAGGTGACTACTAATCCTAAATAAAATACTGAATCCATCATGTTCATTAAAGTCATTTAATATACAAAAATAAAAATAAACTACAAAGCAAACGAAAAATAAAAAAGTTTGTATAATATATAAATGGAAGCAATAAATACCACCGCCCCTAAACTGAATCTATTAGATGGACGATACAATAATCATGTGTTGTCCATAGTCTTGATGGTTTTAATTATATTTTCACTTTTAGGAGTAAATATTCTTAATATTTTCGGAGACTTGTTACAAACCATCGTTGACCTATTTGGTCCATTCATTAAGCAAATAATATCTCTGATTGCTTACACTGCTGGGTCAATTTTGAACCAGATAAGTAATCTTTTCACGGTTACTGGCACCGCTGGTGTAGAAATTGCCGGTGGAACCATTGATACCGTAGGCGACTTGCTTAAGGATGCTAGTGCTGGAAATTTGCCCGACCGCATTAATTTAGGTGAAACGATTAATCAGTCTTCAGCGCAAATGCAAGACCCAAGCACAGACAATACTACCAATCCTATTCAAAATGCGATCACATCTCGCAAAGCGCAGTGGTGTTTGGTTGGCGAATTCGAGGGAAAGCGTGGATGTGTTCAGGTTGGCGAACAAGATAAATGCCTGTCTAATCAACTGTATCCCAGTTTTCAAACTTGTTTGAACCCTACTATGACTCAGAACAAACACCCTCTTAAGGGCGAAGCCACAAAGGTAGAGTAAGTACATTACATAAAAAACATCAGTATTCCGAAATATTCATGTTTTATTTTTATTTATCCAGGTCTAAGCTGTTTGCGTGTATTTATTTCGAGTCTTTCGTAGTTTAGACAATGGCACGACTTCTTCACCGGGTCGCAACAATATATCGTTCTTCCATTCGCAATTTATCATGAAATTTCCATTTGGCATTTCAATAGATCCCATACCGTTTTTTTGTCCGCGATTCCATGTAGTTTCAATAATCATGCCATCTTCGCAATAGTGCGTTCCTGCACCATGCCACATATTGTCTTTCCATTCACCATCATAAATACGTGAACTGGAAGAATAATCTTGGCCCATACCCGTCTTTGACCCATGATACCAATACCCGGAATATATCATAATGTTATTTTCATATTGGTCTCCTTGTCCATATTGAAGACCATCTACCCAGTCACCTTCATATACTAAATCTCCGTTTTCGTCATATTCTGTTCCAAATCCACTATAACGATGTTTCAACATAGTACCCTCATATTGTTTGTTTCCGTTTTCGTGATACAACACACATTTACCAGTATACTCTCCATTCTCTGTAAATTTTCCTTCGTATATCAATACATCATTTTTATATAGTTTTCCTTTCTTCGGCAGAACAAATACATTCGACCCAGTATTGAAATCGTATATACCATAACATTTGATATCTGTTGCTGTATTTACAATATTTACTTCTCCGGTAAAATGGAATGTAATATCTGGATAATCAGTTTCGTCAATATGTTCAATGTAAATATAGTCAACGCAAATATTGTAAGTCATAATGCTTCGTAAAATGCTGTAAGTATTTCCTAACAGAAATAATCATTGTATACAACATTCAATTTTATATGAAAGTTGATAACTATATAAATACATGAGTGCTTTATCAAACATAATATGGAGATAATAGATAATATTGATTACAGTGAGTTTCAAGGACAAATGATGGATGAAATTGAGGCTATGATGAAAGATATGATTCAAGTTCAAATATGCAACACTGATGCATATAAGAAATATACATTATACGAATGTATTTATGTAGACAATGTACCGGTAAAGATAACAAATAAGATGGCACTTGAGATTGAATGGTTGATTCATTATGTAAAAGAGACGCATTTGTATTTATATGAAGATTATCGTGACAATATGTTAGAAAAATTTGATAGAATTACTAGTTATTTACCCAAGTTATTTGAGTTATATGATGTATATATTGACGACGATGACTATTATGGTGACCGACATCTGTTCGAACCGATTGAAACACTGAAAAGTATCAAACAAATACTATCTCCGTTTCGCGATTGTGTAAATAGAGAACAATTTGACAATGAGTATATAGATTTGTGTGTTAAATTATTGGAGTACTACAAGTTTAATGCGAATTTTATGATATGTCGTTTACAAGAACTAGAGTTTGATTTAGAATATATGAAAGCAAACCCTGGGCGCATTGAAGGATATTAGTACATTTTTTAAGATTACGATATATAACTACCGTTCAATATAAACTCATTATATGATGCGTCTACTTGATTTGTTACCCCACAATTTGTTTCAACTAATAGGTTGTTCGAAGTTAGATTAAATACAACTCCATATTCTACATCGGTGAAATCATCACTATAACCGAAAGGGGTTTCTATAGAGATTTTTGGAAGTCCGGCGATGTCATACACAAAGCCGCGTTCTGTAAATACGTTTATATTAGATACTTGAACCGTTCCTCCGTGTACGACTGCTTGAAACGATACGTTAGATTGATTGAAAGAAGTATCTAATAACCGAACATTGAAGGAAGAATCCGTATATGATACATTGGGAACAAGCGTAGACCCCGTATTTGGATCAATAATATCACCATCATTATACAATACAGAAATATCGAATGGGTTTGTAGTGGACAGACTCAATGATAAGTCATATGTCGCATTAATCGCACCAGTAGAAAATCCACGTATAAATATTCCGTAAGGTATTTGAAAATTGTATGAATATTGTGGATTTTGTATGCCGTATTGTATACCTAGAGTGAAAATATTGCCGCTAGTGTTGTGTATTACGAATGTATTATTGTCAATATGGTGTCTCCATTCGTCAGTGTCCTCGTCGTTGACAAACGCGAGTGCTTCCACATTGTTCTTGTAATTATAGAGTGGAATGGAATCATCTTTGTATAACAACATAGATGGACCAGGAACATCCGAAGAACTGGTTGATGTATAGATAATTTCACTATTGTTACAATTAGTATCAATATTTGAAGTGATGGTCTTGTATGAATACACATTTTCACTGATATCCAATATTTCATTATACGTGTTCGTTACTTCTTGCACAATCTTTCCGGGGTAATTTGAATTTTGGTATTTCCCCGATAATATTTGAGCCATTTTCTGTTTTTTCGTTAAATTATTTCCTTTTGATGCTTGTGCGTTGCCGCTATATTGTAATATTTCTGCTTTTCTGCGCATATCTAACTGTTGTTTCGTATAGTTATTATACGGGGAAGTTTTTTCGAGACGTACAGGCGGTATTGTAAACAACATTTGCTTTCGTCTTTGTAAACATGTTCCACTTACGTCAACTGACATATTATATAATAAACAATACTATATAATATATGCATTTTTAGATTTATTCACCCTTGTGATAATACCAATAATTAGATAAATACGTAAAATAATCCGTATTTAGATTACCATCCTTTACTGTGAGATTCGGTCCCTTACGAACAATAGAGTTAATTTCAAATACGTTCAATGCCGAAGTGTAGTAACGCAAACTAGATAATTTTCCACTGAACCCTCCGTTTTGGCCTATATAAACGTCACTGTAGTTCTGTTTGGGGACATTATTTAATATCATACGCTTAGCCAAGACACCGTTTACATAAATATCCATTACTTGATTTTGCATACGAATTGCTAAATGAATCCATTTTTTAATAGGCATATTATCAATTACTACTGAAGTATTGGAATCGCCATATTTGACGGTATTCATCACTATATGAAGATTATTTGTTTTGGGTTCCAAATATACACCAGGCGCATTGTTAATAGTAGACAAATTAGTAACAGAATCAAACTTGCCGTCCCCCTTGCTGAATATATGTTGATATTTCTCATCTTGAACTCCTAAATCATTCAAATAGATCCAAGAAGACCACGTGAACTCGGCACCAGTATCTTCATTGTTAGAGCGAAGAAGAGTGGTTGATTCACCTTGCTTCGGATCTTGGCGAATAATCATTGCATTATTTCCATCAACCATTCCATTAATCAGATAAGGGTTCTCGGAAGGACCAAACAAGATACTCATCAATATTACGCCTAAATTGAGAAGAACTAACATACCAATCAATACAAGTATAATAAAAGCGAATTTTGCGATGATTGTATTGGATTGAAGAAACCCACTCGTTGCTTCTGGTACAGTAGCCGACTGTTTTGAAAATTCATTGAAAGAATCGCTTAGTTGACTGGTTGTGTTTTGTAGTGTGTTACCGATGCTACTTATACCTTGTTGTAAATTTTCTTGGTTTGGTAATTTTTCCATAGCATTTGAGAAATTGTTTGTAATTTGATTACCCAAGCTGGATGTATTCCCTTGTGGAGCGTTCATATATATTGTTATAATATAATGATAAAAATTATAACCATACAATTATATTATTGATTCGATATAGCTGATTTATATGTTTTAAATAATCGAAAAGCGGGATTGCTCTTGCTCATTCTTTAATATAGAAATATCTACACCATATGCAGTCAACATATTCAATAATCTATTGGAACCGTTTCCATCTAAATAAGTTTCCCATACAGTTTTTGGGTCCAATGGAGCAATCCATCTCTGGAAACTTGCCAAATAAGCATCGAATTTACCTTCCATATTACCAATCAAAATAGGTGTATCTTCACCAGGAGGCACCTTCGGCATAGTGTTCGTGCCAGTTTTGAAGAAACGTTGCGAACGAATCAATTTACCATCAACATACCCATCCACGAATTGGTTGTCTATACTGACCCCGATACATGTCCATTTCTGAAGAGGGAAATTGTCAGTGATAATCATGGTTTCTACGCTATCATCAGACATCACCATATCTAGTTTCAAGATGGGACCTGATTTGTCAAGATATAACTTCATGTTGTTATCCCTAGTAAATATGGTTTTTTCCACATTATTGTCCCACGTGTTTACATACAACCACAAAGTATATCCATAACGAGAATTAGTGGGTTTTTGAATGGAAGTAAGAGGTGCCTGAGGTTGTCTTAAGTTTGCACTAGAACTAAGTTTGGAAGAACGGTTCGATAAGAAGTAATACAAAACATAAATCAATAAAATAATAATAACTCCTAAAACAATGACTGTTGTATTCATATTTATATATTTTATGGTTATAAAAAAATATACAAATTAGTCCATTCGTAAGAAGAATAGTTTCTTCAATTTATTCCAATCGATCATTACATTTGGAATCCATTTTGTTTCTACAGGAGGGTTCTTGTAGGCGAGTAAATTATATTCATTCAATATATTTCTCTTAGATAAAGGCATTTTGTAATAATTTACGTTGCATATCGCGCCATCCAATCCGTCTTTTTGACCAACTGTGATATTGTCATAAGGATTAAATTTGGGTTCTATATTATGTAATGGTACCGACTGTGCTAATTTTCCATTCATAAAGACATCTAAGTATTCAGACGAATAATTGAATACAAAATGGTTCCATTTTTGTTTGGTAATTTTCAGTTTGATTTTTTCTTGTTGTTTGCCATCGCGATTGCTGTAATAGATGACCAAATTATTTCTACCGTGGGGTTCATCATTCGCATTTTCATATACTACATGTGGAGCACCATTCGCATAATTCAATATATTTGTTTCTCCAGAATATGCTTTGTAGTTAGAACCCTGTTCGTTCAAATATACCCAAAAAGAGATAGCATAGTTATTACGATAAAGAGGAGTTGAGTCATTTTCGTCAATGTGTTCCATTCGTAATTGTTCACTTCCTGAAATCACATGTGAATCATCTAAAAATAGTGTTTCTGGTAATAATTTAATACCTTTTTTCATGAACAACGCTTTTACAATCTTTGGTAAATAAATATACAACAATATCAATACTAATTCAATGACAAACAGATAAAATACAGTGCTGGTTGTAGCGTTGAACTCTTTCTTGATGTAATTGACAAACTGTAATATGAGGCATGGGATATAAAATAAGAATTGCGCAATCAAACCGGGTAGTCCTTCAAAACGTTTGATGTATTCTCCCAAAAAATAGAATACGATTGATAATGACACAAAAAATAATAGTACGGATAAGATGGAAGATACATGACTGATTGTTCCTGTCGTTTGTTGTGAAAATTGGAAATAATAGTAAATTAGTAAACCACTAAATGCGATTAACGTTATATAATACAATGGCGTTGTTATCCAATTATTTACACTTTGGCCAGGTTGTAAAAATACATTCAATCCATATGCAACTAATAATATAACGGGTATTGCTAACCAAGCAGTGTCAATTGTCATCGACATTGAATAATCAGAAGTAAATAACATGAATACAATAAATATAGTCATAATTAAAATCATAAATCCGTGAGAAGCTATCGCATTTTTGACGACTGGTTGATTAGACGCCTCTTTTGCTTGTTCTGCTAACATTTTATTTGCTTGATCAATCGATGAAGAGACTGTTTTATTCAATTTACCAAATAATTGAAATCCTGTTTCTATATAATCGGGTTCTCTTGTTTCATTCATTTATAATGCTAATATATTATAAATGGATATTTTATTCAATTCGCCCGATTACAAGTTTTCCATCGCAGTTTTCTTTCCGTGACATTCTCGACATAAAGCAACTAAATTATCTACATGATTCCCTCCACCGTGTTCTAATCTAACCACATGGTCCACTTCAAACCAAGCGCTTAACTGTGTCTTACAGTCATCACAAGACCAATTTTGTCTGGATGCTACGAATTTTTTCTTTGTTTCACTTACAGACCTTTTTGTTCCGGTTTTTCCCGAATTCATCATGCGTTGCTCTCCTTTGTATTCTGGTGGATTGGTTATCGGGATAATCGGGTTGGTGGATTTATCTTGAAAATAAGAATGCTTTGTCGTGAAATCAAGTATAGGGGAGATCATACTGGTTGTACTTTTATCTACAGGTAAGTATTTTATATAATCGTTTGATGTCATTAACATTTCACGTGCTCTAAGAGGATTATGTTTTACAACGTAATAGAAAAATAATGCGCCCAAAGCGACTCCGCCCATTTGGTAATATTTCTTCCAAGTCATCATTATTTTCACATATTTACCGTCAGTATAGATGTTTGCTATGATAAATCCAGCGATTAATAATATAACTAATTCTATTCTCATTTAACATACCATTAGATTTAATTTATCAT